CTTGTAAAAAAGCATGTGTTGAAATCCATTCAATTTCACGAGATGAATGACCATCTACCATTGCTTAATTTGCTAACAATCCTTGCATCGCAGCACAAGCAGCGTAAAAACGTTTCGACATATCAAAAGAGCCGCTTGGCGTATTTCCTAATTTTTCTTTCATAATTGTTTCTTTTGTTTGTAGTTCCTACAATCAACCGGTGAATGCTGGAAGATGTTTTTAACTTTACAGTACACCATAAAGTTTTTCACTCCCCCGCCATTCACGCAGTTTTTGCAGTAACAGATTTGTTTAATTGGCATTATTTTTTCTCGTATAATCGCTTTAGTGTGCGTTGGTAGTATTTTGTTTCATTACCGCAGCAGTTTTTTTGATTTTTTGCCGCTGCCACACGAACACTTCTCATTTCTGCCTACTTTCTTTGCAACAAAAGGTAGTCCGTTTCCTTTAATGATGCTTACCATTCTTTTTTCTTTTTCCATACTAAAAATTTATTAAGTTTTTTGTAAATTCTTCTTCGGTAATGTGAGTTATAAATGTAGCAAACAAAACATCTTTAACGCCTTGTCTGCTACATTATTTTTTATTCTGTCGGTTGCTCTTTGTCAAATTCAATCGTTTCAGGTTCAATAATGCTTTTAAACATCTCGGATGCCTTTTCATTTGTTTCAGGTTCAACATTATCAATATAATGATTTCCTTTGTCTGTGATTACTGATAAATCAGATTTAATAGCTTCCTGCATTTCAATTGATAAAGGGGCATATTTTGAAAGCAATCGTTTAATTACCGTTTTTTCTGCCATGGCATTAAAATCATCTTTCCACGTTCCGAAAGTATATGTTTTTGAATAGCGTTTTCCGTGTGCTTCAATTTGTTTAACAGTCATGTATAAAGATTTTTCAAAACCATTTTTCAAACGCATGAAAGAAACATACCCGATAATGTTTAAATCAATTCTTTCATCTGCATTTTTCCATTCAAAATTGATTTCTCCGGTAAGTCTGTTTTCTGATATAATTTCTCCTTCCCGAACATCAGAAACATTCAACAGAATTATTTGACCCGAACGCATTGCAAGTTGAACAAAACCATTTTTGCCTATTTGAAATTGGGCAAGTGTAATGCCTTGTTTGTTGTCCCTGTAAGGTATTACATAAGCATAACCGAGATTATTATCAAGCGGCAAGTCCAATGCGGTAGCCTTAAGCCCTGCAAATAATAGCGTGGTTGGTTCGCATTCCTGCAACTTTACATTGTTAGATACAAGTGCCACCATGTTGTTTACAAACGATTGTTTTTTTTCTCCGAGAACATCATTCAAATACTTTTGAGTATTTTCGTTTCTGATACTGTCATTAAATAATTTTAAGTTTCCCATTTTTGTAATTTTTATTTGATTGTTATTTTTAAATATGATTTTCTTTTTTGTTCTTTTTTGTATTTTTCTGCTAATTGTTCGTTTTCAATCTGAAATTTTTTGCTATCAAATTGCATTGATACAGATTCAGGGACAACAGTAAATCGAAATAATTCATTGTCAATACTTTTAACGTTGTTTTCCTGCATCAGTGTGAGTATTTTTGCTTTGAAGTTTTCAATCTTTTTTTCTGCCGTTTCAATTTCACGCATTTGAATGTAGATTTCAGATAAAACATCTTGCACCTGAATAGGTAAATTATATGCTGATAATTCCTCAGATGGTAAATAATTGAAATTTTTTATTTCATCTGAAATTAATTGTAACCCTCTGCTAATTACTCCTTGTTCAAAATGAATATCACAATTATCATAAGTCATTTTTTCTGCATCAAAATCAGAATTTTTGTCCGCTGTCTTATAATGTAAAAGAATAAGATTGAATTTTTTACCCAATGACTTTGCTTTTTCAGTTCCCAAAACCGAATGCCAATGCAGCTGTCTTATGTATTTTCGCTTTGTTGTTTCAATGTCTTCGTTTAAAGCTTTACATTCAAACCAATAAAGATTTGATTCAGTTTCAACCTCAAAATCAATGTGATTAAAGATTGAAAATCCGTATTTTTCAGATAGTATATCAGATTTATAAAACGGATTTGAAACAGCGGTTGGATATTGTTTTAAAAGCTCCTGATAGATACAATCTTCAATAAAGCTGCCGTAATCAGTTGCATTTGTTTTAAAAGATTTTTGTTCCTCTAATCCCAACATGATAGCTATTCTTTGCCTTTGCGATTCTGATATTGTGCCATTTTTCCCAATCTGATAAACCATCGCAGCATCGGATGAGCCAAGCCCGCCAACCCTTGTTTGTATTATTTCGTTTTTATTATCCATAATCGTTTATTTTATTTTATTTGTTAATCTTTTTCTTCCACCACCCCCGCGCCATCGCAGTGAGTGCATTTTATCACTATTTTTTCATCGGGGGATAAAACCATCAAATCTTCGTAATCCATCGGCTTACCTTTGCCGTCAAAATAAAATTCTTTATCTCCCCGACATTCAGGACATTCGACCTCTTTAGGTGCATCTTTGCCACATACCGGGCAATTCGGCTGATTGCCGTAACATATATCACACATTGTAGGCTAATTTTTGAATGATTGATAACCTGCGAATTAATTCACGGTGAAAAACAAGCGGTTCAATATTTAAATCTAAATCAGGGTCTGTAACATCCGTGTGTTTTACTTCAAGATTATCATTCCCTTTCGGTAAAATAATTGATTCCTGTTCTTCATCATTGGCAAACATTAAATCGCCTGTGCTGTTAATCATGTACTTTTTCATATCGTTTTAATTTATTTGATCACAAAAATAGTGTTTACTTACATATCCACAATGCGTAAAAACATGTTATTGAGCAGTTATTTGCGTTGTTACGCATATATTCTCTTATATTATGCGAAATTTAGCATATATAGGTGTTATGCGTTATTGTAAAAAGAATCAACATTTGAGCACTTATCAGCGTTTACGTAAAAATTGATAGTGTGATTTTTTAGTTGCGCGAAATGAATCCCATTTATCAAATAAACTTTTGACAAATAATTACCAAATATATTTTCAGAAATTTTCTTTATATGACAATCAATATCACTAGAACCGAATCTATTTGTATTATCTTTTATTAGAATAGTTCCATTAGGGTGCTGAAATTTCCCTTTTCCAATATCTTTAAATCCCTTTGAAATTATGTGAGCGTACAATTCTTTTCTATACTCGTCTTTCTTTTGTGCTTTTATAGGTTTTATTATTAAGTCTTCAAATTCTCTGTACTCGTAGACTTTGCCGTTATAATCATTTACAAGTTTTTCAAAATCTGATTTTCTTATTTTTGATCCACAAAAAACATAACAGTTACAAAGGTTTTCAATATCATTTATTGCCACCATGCAAACTTTATCATTAATGTATTCCTGTGCTTTATTCGTAACCGAATCCCACCAGTTATTTGTGCCTTCAAATAAAGACCCGTCTTCCATTTTTAATTCAAATTTTCGTCCAGCAAAAGACTTAAAACTACCACTTGAATTTTCAAATCCGTATGTTTGCAAAAGAAATTCGTCTTCACCTACTATCGTATTTGATGACAATTTTTTATGAATAAATTTTGTGTCACGATTTAAAACAAAAGCAACAGAATTATTCATTTTTACTAAATATAATACTTTTAATTTTTCCATTTTGAAGTTTTTATTTAAGAAAATATAAAAGAACAACAAACGCATAATATTATGTATAGGCAAGTACGCAAACCGTTACTACAATTTTTTTTCTGTGGTGGTTAATGACTTGTTAATATTTTTTATCCGGTCAAGTTCCCTGCGTTTATCTGCAAGGTAATCGTTGACACGCTTGTTAATGTCTATTACGACAATGACCAACACGGCTAATATGCATCCGATAAATAGAAGTGCTAAAAGTGTTTTCATGATGATTATTTTTGAAGTTTGAAAATCAAATTTCTTTTGTCTTTTCGCTCAAGAGAATCGCAGGGGACATCATAACAATGCTCTCTTTTGTTTAAATCACATTCTGAACACATAATATGTTCAAAACTACCCGGCATTTTAGCCACATATTTTTTCCCGTCCATCTCGACCGTGTTTTGGTCGTCTGATATGATTATTTTTGACATGATTATGTTAGTGTTACGCTAATGTCATTTTTTGAAAAATCAAGAAAACCACTATCCTCAATTTTAGGATTTCCAAATAGTTTTTTGATAATGATAGCATTATCAGAGTTAAAGTGTCCCTGCAATTTAATGACATATTCACTAATTCCAATTGAATAAAACATTTCAGGAGTTAGCTTTGTAAACCTGAATAATAAATCTAATTTTCTTAATTGTTTTTTCATATTATTTAATTTTTAAAAGTTTCATTAATGTTTCAATGCAAAAGATGATAAAGCCCGAAATTATCAGGCCGTAGATAATAATTAGTCCCATTTGATTAAATTTAGATGATTAATTATTCGTTCCAATTGCTCGCCAGGGATTGTCCCTCCGTGAATATAGCGGCTAAATGTAGCCTGATTGATTTTAAGCTGTTTGCAAAGCCGATAAGGCGTTAATCCTTCCGACTTCATTGTCATGTATATTTTTTGTCTGAGGGTCATGATGTTTTAATTGTTAGTTATTTTACGAAGCCAGAAATTGAGCACTGAGAATTCGGATCCTTTTTTCTGTAATGAAGAATAATGATCTGCATCCTTCTTTTTACAAATTTCAAAACCTTTAATCTTAAGAAGTTTTTTCACATAATCTTTCCCGTTGTGAGAATCGCATCTTACCACAATCCAATTTGAAAAATCACAAACAAACAACTCATATTGTGCTTCTGCTGAATTGCATTTATCCATTATTATTTGCCTGTTTACCTTATTTGTTTCTTCTTTTAAAGATTTACTTCCTGACATTTTCTTTTGACTTAACCGTGATGTCGAGGGCTGAGGGGTTAGTTATTTTAATAAATATAAAAAAGAAATACAGATAAGATAATTGCGATTATTATAACATAAACAACCGCATCAATTGTGTCAATTTTTTTCATAATACTAATTTTTTTATTTGTTTATAAATCCCTGCGGTTCGATTATTTATCGCAAAGTAAGTTAGTTACTTTTACATACGCAAGCTGTTTTTTATGTTATAAAGCAGATTTTTTGTTCGGTGGGCTATGCGTACCACGACATATATTGAGCAGTACCTCCCCATTTATGAAAGTAATAATATGATTCAGGGTTGCAAATTCTGCATGAGATTTCGCCATTTGCATTAATGTCTGCCTTTAATGATAAAAGGTTTATTTCTTTTCGTGTGTCTTTCACAAAATTATCAATATCAGGTAAAACATCGCAGGACATAAAACCATGTGAATTTTCAACAGTTTTACAGCCGATTTCACGGACTTTGATTTTTTTATTGAGTACTTCAGTAACCTGATAAAATTCAACGTTTGTTTGCTCCCAGCCCCAAGTATTTACAACAACATCACCGACATTAAAATGATCAGCTGCCTTAAAAATACTCATTGCATTTTTTTGTTTGGCACGTCTTTGTATTTTTTCGTTTTCCCTTTCAATATGCCTGTCCACGCTTTCGTAAATGCGTTTTATCATTTCATCAAGTGTTTTAAAACGATAAAACCACCATGATTTTGAAGATTTACCAGCGTAAAAAATCGCTTTTAATGATGTTTCTGAAAAATATATTTCAATTCCAAACGCATCTGTTAGCGTTTCATCGAGCCATGAAGGGCGATGTCTGTAAATGTCTGTTTTCATAATATTTTTTATTTGTTTCAGACAGGGCAAAAGTGCCCTGTCTCGCCGATCAACGGCTCGTCAGTAAAACTATAATAAAACCTCTAAACAAGGTGCGTAATTATGTCTTGAATATCCACACCTGTAATTAATTCTTACACGATCAGCCATGAAAATTACAGATAAATTTGCCCCTTTTGCGGGAACTTCGCCGACATCAATAATTTTGTTTTCGTCAATACCGGCGTTAATTAAAGACATTTTTAATTTTTCTTCTCTGATTTGCAAAGAATCTTTTTTAATGATACCTGTTTTTGATGCTGCTAAATAAAATACAGTTTTTTGTTCTTCAGTTAATTTAATTGTTTTCATTTTGATATAATTTAATTGTTAATAATTTTGCCACCTCTGTGGGCTTGATTTGCAGCCCCGGAACGGTTCAATGTCCCGGAGCATGATGTTAGTTAGTTTTTCCAATTATTTGTACATCTTTGCGAAAGATATACATTCATGCCAGCAATGCGATAATTTGACAGCATAGAGCGAAGTTCTGCAATATACCCTTTGTACGTACCCCAATCAGCACGACGGATTTCGTCGACTGTTTCAACGCCAAAATTTGTCTTCATGTTAAAATAGCGCGTTTTTGTTTTCATAACTTTGTTTTTTAAGTGAATAATTTGTTCCCCAGCACCGGATCAGTGATGCGGGGGTGAGTGGGTTATTTAAACTGTATAATCGTGTGCGTAACCGATCAACCTCCAGCTATCACCGTTTTTAAAAATCTTATTGTAAGTTGTTTTTACGGAATTTTTTTTAAATTCATAGCTATTAAATATTGCATTTAATTCAATAGCTGCTTGTTTTCTTGTTTTCATGATGTTTTGTTTTAAATTGATAATCAAAGATAATACTTTGCTATTATATACGCAAGTAAATTTATATGTTTAAAAACATGTTTTTGAATAAAATGCAAAATATTTTGTTATTTCTGCACTATCTTATAAATTATTTATATATTTGCACTGTTATTATAGTTATTTTGAATATAATAATCTATTAATATGGCAACTTACACTGATAAAGATAAACAAATGATATTTGATGATATTTGCGAAATGATAATAAACGGTAAGTCATTGCGCAAGGCATTAAATGAAGTTAAACTTCCTGGGAAAACATTCTTTGTATGGTTAAGAAATGATGAAATAAAAAGTAAACAATACGCACAAGCAACAATAGAGCGTGCAGAATTAATGTTTGAGGACATGCTCGATATTGCCGATGATTCGACAAATGATTTCATTGAACAGGATTTAGGAAACGGATTAACTGTTTCAAAATTTAATAGCGAACACGTTTTGCGTTCACGTCTTCGTGTTGACGTCCGCAAATGGTCTTTAAGTAAATTAATGCCAAAAAAATATGGTGAAAAAATTGATTTAACAACGAACGGAGAAAATTTGAACGATTTAAAGCATACAATTACTTTTGAATAATGACAAAATGTAAGCAAAATTAGTTTAAAATGCTGATTGTGTAAAATAGTGAGTGCCGACAAAAAGAACAAATAAAGCTTATTTTTATAGCAAAATGATAGAATGAACGTTAATGTTAAGGCGATTGAAAAATATAAACAGCTTTATGATTTACCGAAAGACACACGATTAGTTGTGTTAATCGGCGGGCGTGGAGGCGGTAAGACTTACGAGGCTTCAAAGTTCATAGCTTTTAGTTCGACTATCAAAAATAAACGGTGTGTTGTAGTCAGGGATGAGAAATCAAAGGTACGGGAATCTATTTTATCAGAAATATTTCAGAGATACGACACGGCTAATGCCAGCGGGCAATTAGACAAATACTTTCAAAAATTAGACACCGGGATAAAAAATTTGCGAACAAATGACATGCAAGTGTTTACAATGGGATTTCGGGCATCTGATAATGATAAGCGGGCAAATTTGAAAGGGGTGAGTAATGTTGATATTGCAATCATTGAAGAGGCGGAAGATATCCGCGACCCTGCGAAATTTAATACATTTACCGATTCTATCCGAAAAAAAGATAGCTTGATAATTATAATTCTCAACACGCCGGATGTACGGCATTGGATTATTAAGCGTTACTTTAATATCGAAGAAATCGAGGATGGTTATTACAAAGTTGTTCCAAAAAAAATACCCGGATTTGTGTGTATTCAAAGCGACTTTGAAGATAACGAGTATCTGCCTGATGTAATTGTAGAGCAATATAAAAGTTACGGAAATCCAGATTCTGTTAATTATGATAAGCATTATTATCTAACAGCGATAAAAGGTTACGCATCAACTGGCCGGAGGGGGCAGATTTTAAAAAATGTTAATGCGATAACATTAGAGGACTATTTGCGGTTGCCGTTTAAAGAGATTTACGGTCAGGACTTTGGTACAGCTTCACCGGCTGCAATGGTCGGTTGTAAGTTTGACAGAGGCAGAATGTATGTAAGGCAATTGAACTATCTTCCTATGTCGACATTGGATATTGCAAAATTATATGCAACTTTGCAATTAAATAAAGCGGATAGAATAGTTGCCGACCATGCCGATGCTGAGGCGATAAAAAAACTCAAGCACGGATTTAAGTTAAATGAAGTCAATTACGAATATGCGATGAAATACCCCGCTATTTTGCAGGGATTTAATATAGTTGAATGTGACAAGAAAGGCGGTATAAATGCAAGAATAGGACTTTTAAAGTCGCTGGAGATATATTTTGTTGAGGAAAGTGGCGACCTTTGGACAGAATCGGCGAGGTGGTGTTATGGTATTGATAAGAATGGAGAATATACCGACGAGCCGATAGATGATTTCAATCACTTAATTGATGCTTTAGGATATGTAGCTGTTGACCGTTTTGGCATAAAAAACAAATTCATAATATATGGATAATGAACAAATTTTGCAAATACTGAAAGATAATCCTGCAAAGGAGATTATTAAATCAGGTCATGAAATGAACATCCGGTTAATCCGGTGTTTAACTGATAATGATATTGACGGTTTCTTTAGACGTGACAGCTACTTTGAGAGCGAAGATATTCACAAAGAAAGAAAAAAGACACAAAGCAATAAAGACTTAATCAGCCGTGTTCTGCAAAAAGAGCAGATGATATTTTCCGCTCGTGGCGGATCCTGTTTTTATGAAGGAATTTCAAACAAAGAAACTGAAAAACTAGATAACCTGTTTTCTCAGATAAGGAATAACGAGCCTTTAAGAAAATGGGTTGAAAACTTTGCTATTAAGGCATTTGATGTTGATCCTGCATCAGTGATATTTATTGAGCGTGATGTTGACGGAAAACCTTATCCAACTTACAAATCAATTCAAACGATTTATGATTATAAATTAAAAGGCAATTCATGCGAATATGTTTGTTTTCATTTGACAAATAAAGAGGCGATTGAATTCGGAATCACGGACGAAGATTTACCACGTTTGCAGAAAAATCTCAAATCAAAATACTACAGGTTTATCGATGAAACTTTCGATTACATCTTCAAACGTGATAACGATACTTTCAGAGAGGTTGATGGATTTACAATCAAACATTTATTTTCAGAATGTCCGGCAAGGGTAGTTTCCGATGTTTCGCTTTTTAGCAACAACCAAATAAGATTGTCAAAATCTGATAAGGTTGTAGAGATTTTTGAAGCGTACATGAATGACCGTTCAATCAGGAATCTTTCAAAAAAATATCATGGTTATCCAAAAGCCGTGCGACCTTTAGTTACTTGTAGAAAATGTGCTGGTTCTGGTTATGTAGGTGACAAACTTTGTGATGAATGCAACGGAACAGGTTTTAAACAAATTAGAAATGTCAGCGATTCGATAGATATACCGTTAAGCCTGTTGGCTGAAAATACATCTTTGGATATTAAAAAGATATTCACGTATATCACGCCTGACATTCAAACTTGGAATAAACAGGATGAATCTTTGCAAGATTTAGAAAAAATCTCTTATGATACATATTGGGGTACAGATAACAGAAAGTTCTCACAGGAAGGAACTGATTTGCAGGAGACGGCAACTAAAACTCTCGTTAACCTGCAACCTGTTTACGCAAGATTAGAACAGACAGCCGACTGGTGCGAAGGGATTGAAAGATGGATAATGTTGATTATCGGGAAGTCTGTTTATCCTGCATTAAAAGATGTGATGATAAAATATGGGCGTGACTATATTCTCGAATCAACCAATGAGCTTTTTGAACAATATCAGGAAAAGAAAAAAAACGGTTCTCCGGAATATATTCTGAATGATGCTTTGGACAGATATTTGCGTTCTCTTTACATGAATAATCACATTGAACTGTCTTTGGCTTTGAAGATGATGGAGGTTGAACCGTTTGTTCATTATACATTGCGTGATATGATTTCTATGAATATATTCAGCGAGGAAGAAATAGCAATGAAGAAATACTTTGCTGAATGGTATAATTTAACAAGCAATGAAAAGCTATTGATTACCGACAAAGCAAAACTAAAAGAAGATTTAAAGAAATACGCTACAGATAAAGGCGTGATTATTAATACTAACAATTAATTTTATTTATTATGAATGCAAAAAGATTAGAAAAAGCATTACGGAATTTCTCAAATTATCAGGGCGACAATCTGATAGAAGAATTACAAAAAGAAGGTTATAAGCCCGAAGAAGTTCCTCAAATTATTGAAGCGTTGAAAAATGCTGAAAATGTTACCAACGAGTTGCCAGCAAAAGAAGAAAAAAACAAACAGGCAAAAGTAAAAATTTCATCTTTGGTTGGTGATGCTTGGGAAAAGTATCAGGAAGATAAACTAAAATCTGTTGCTTACAAAATGAAACGGCACATTGTCGCTCGGGTTACAAAGAAGGTTGAAATGAAGTTTGATAAAAACCTGAACAAACAAATGGTTATTGTAGGTGTTGAACTTGTTCCAGGAGCAAAAGCAAGCGAATCGGTTATCAGTCCTATGATGGCAGAAACATTGAACTCTCAATTGTTTAATTCAGGTTCGGCAGGTATGTATTATTCTTTTGATGCTGATTTAGTGGAAGTATGAAATACAAAGTAACAAAAGGATTAATCAGCAAAACGATTGAATGTGATTCGTTGGTTCACAATGAAAAAACAGGCTCAACGCTGTTAATCAAATACGCAGAAGATAAAAATAACGTCATTGCCGTAATTCCGGCAGAGTATTTAATAACTAAAATTTAAACAAAATGATTAAACAAGAAGCAAAAGAAGCATTAAAACTATTAGGTTTGAATGTTGATGAATTAATTGAGGCCGTAAAAGCGGAAGAAGAAAAAGAAATTACTATTCCAAAAAGTCAGCTATTTACCGAAGAAACATTAACGGCTCGTGATGCAAACAAAATTACAGAAGGTAAAAAGCTTGGAGTCGAAGAAGGCAAAAGGGCAGGTTTTGACATTGCCAACAAACTTATGATCGACCAATTCGGATTGAAAGATGTTGAAAAATCGGCAGAGCCTATTAAAATTGTTGAGGCAGCAAAAGCAGCACTTCAAACGGGTGATGCAGGGTTGAAACAACAAATTGAGTTACTGAAAAGCTCAGTTACTGAATGGGAGGGTAAGTATAAAACTATTGAATCAGAAAAGCAAAAAGCTGAAAGAAATAGTCAGTTGCTTGGTTACCTTCCAAAAAACCGATCGTCTGTTTTAACTGACAGCGAATATATTAACATTTTACAATCAAACATTGAAGAGGTAGACGGGAAGCTTGCCGTTAAATTAAATGGTGAAGTTTTGCGGGACGAAAAAACAAAGGATGTTCTACCTTTAAATGTTGCTATCGGGAAAGTATTTGAAAGTCGTAACAACTGGCTTGATACAGAAGCTAATCCAAAAGGCGGGCGTGGAGCTGGTGACGTTCATGGCGGTGGAACAGGTGGCATTAAAAGACTTTCGCAAGCTGTTGAGAAGTTTAAATCTGAAAATCCTGATAAGACAGAACTATCTCCAGAGTTCACTACTTATTTAGCTGAGGCAACAAAAGATGTGAAAGATTTTGATTTTAATTCGTAAAAATAATAAAAGGCTCTTTAAACGGAGCCTTTTATTTTATGTTTAAGATTGTTTTTTATTATACATTCATACACTCTATCTACTATCCATTCGCAAAAATATGTATATGATTCAGGATTATCATAATCATGTTTTATTCCTCTGATGTTAAATATAAAATCTGCTGCGTGTATTGATTCGTGAGCTATAATTCCATTTGTGATATTACTATCCTTATCCCATAAATTTAACACAATAATGGCAGCGTGTTTTTTTTGCCGTAATTATCAAGTAGACAATGCGCAAATACTTTTTCATCATCAAAATCATTAATTTCAAGTATTTCGTTTACTTTCTCTTTATCATTCGATAACACAAGGACTAATTTACCACGATACAAAGGAATTTCGAAAGATGTAATTATAAATTTACTTTTCATTTTTTTGTCGTAAATATAACGGTCCACCAACTGTCTTTTTCATTTAATAAATCAGAACACTTCTTTTTATGCTCTTTGTATGTAGGAAATTTATTTGCTGCGAACCTTAAATGTTTCATAAATAAATAATCATATGCATCTTGACATTCATCGCTAAAACATGGCATTGATTGTGTTATGTAGCGTTTCTCACCTAATGCAAAATTAGGACAACTAAAAAGTCTATTGTCTTCAACGACATAATGGTATTTTGGTTTTTTCGGCTCCTCGCACCACTTGATGATTTGCGCCTTTGCTTCTTCGATAGTATCAAATGCTTTTGAATGGTCTTCAATCAATACCATTCTTCCATTAAAAAATTCTGAATTAATAGGAATGCGACAATATCCCCATTTATCTACAGAAAACCATTCTGACACTGTCTTTTTCTTAAATAATACAAATGTCTCAGTGACTTGTTTTTCAACATAAAACTTTCCGTTTTCCTCTCTAATCCGATAATCGCTTAGTTTTTTCATAATAATTTTGTTTTTATAATTAATTGTTAATTAGATATTTGAATAACAAAGATAAATATAATTCAATTATTTTAATGTTAAAAATACTTAATTCTTTGTAGTTTCATAGAAAATATCTATATTTGTACGTGATTGTATCACTTCTATCAATTTGGCTGTGCCTATTCCCATCTTCGCCGTGCTGTGCATGGTTTAAATTAACAAATTAATTTTATTTATTATGAGTTTATACGCAACAAGCGCACTGGCAAAAGCACAGGTAAAAGCAACCCAATTATGGAATAACCCTGAAACACGTGCGAAAACACCGTCTGTAATGGCATTAGCCATCAAAAACGCACCGATTGCAATCCCATCACCGGAGATTGAAAGAGTGCATCAGTTAAGAACTGTAGATATTAATTTCTTCGCAAAAACTGCTGCCGGTTCAACTACCGCAAAGGCTGCTTATCACGAGGGTAACGTAGGTGATTCTGCAAAACAGAATTTAACTTACGTAACCATTGTCGAAAAATTCTCTCTTCGTTACAAATTGGCTGATAACAATGTTTTTTCTTATGAGCAAATGTTTATGAACCAATATGAGCAGGCTTGGAAAAATGCAATGGCTCGTCAGGATTCAGCCGCTTTGGCTGCTCTTATCGCTGCACGTTGTCAGTTAACAGCTGCTAACCTTGCAACTCCTATTGCTGCATCAGGTGCAGGTACATGGAGTGATGTGACAAAAGCGTTGGAAATCGCTGCTGCTGATGATAAAGTACGTTTGCAGAAAGCAGAAAGCTTTATGAAAGCCCGCCAGTTTGGGCAGATGTATGATGTTGTAGCAGATTTGAGGACAATGGCAGATTTGACAGACCTGTTAAATCAGGGTGCAGGAAACAACCAAAACACACAGTTCCAATTTGGAAACAGTCAGTTAGTACCTACACAGGATATTATATCATCTGATTATAACGGTTCGTTCTTGATTCTCCCTAAAGCATCATTTGCTGGTATCGTTTGGAATGACAAACAAAACCTTAAAGGCGTTAATGTTGGAGGTAAAGAAGGTTTATTAACAACCGCATTAGACCCATTTGGATATGGTGTACGTGCTGACCTTTCTGTTTATACCCATAGGGCTGACACCTATACAGATGGCGATACTACATCAGGTAGTACTCAGGACTTCATTGACCAATACGAATTAACCGTAACAGTGGCTTATGCTACCGCTCCTCTGTCAACTGCCAGTGATGGCGTTGCTCATTTGGTTGGTTTATCATCTTAATATAATGCAGGGTTGAAATATACCCTGCTATTTTTACTCACTTTTAAAATTCAAACACATGAAAAAAATATTGATTTTATTTGCATTACTGATTGTTGGTTTTTATGCAAACGCACAATTTACAAGCGGCTATAAATTGCCGGCTGCAACAACTGATTCTATTAAATCAGGATCTTTGACAGTTACAAAAACATTTGCATTGACTGCCGGATATTCAACCGTTTCTATTCAGCCTGTTGTTACTAAGGTTTCCGGCACTGTTGCTGGTACTGTCGTGTTATATGGTACTGTTGACGGGACAAATTATGTTTCAACAGGTGATACATTAACGCTTACTGACGTTGCAACTAAAACAGTTATATGGAATGTTACTCCAGCAAAACACGCTAAATATCGGGTAGTTGCTGTAGGTACCGGAACCATGAATGCACTGTTATCGGTTTGGTATCTTGCCAGACATTACAAAATGGAATAACTTACATTTCACTTTTTATCAACCAAAGGGAGTTAGGGATTTTAATTCCTTTCTCCCTTTTTTAATACACAAAATATATGAATCCATTAATTGATGAAAGATACTTTTGGGGAATAACTGAAATATCAAGTTTAAAGCAAGTTAATAGCGCAGCACCGGGAAGCGCATCTTCAGAAAAAGCAAATAAACTATCACGATATATAGGAAAATATCAGGATGAATTTATATTGAAATGTTTTGGTAGTTTGGATTTGGATTCACAGTATATTGATATGCTCTATGATGAAACCACAGCCATTTCACCAATTGCTAACTATGTGTATGTAATGTTTAAGATGGAAAATATGTCTTTTGCGACCGCATCAGGACAAAAAAAACTTACTACACCTAATACTATCATAGTTGATGAAAGACCTCAGATAGTGGCTGCATGGAATGATATGGTAGACCAGATACAACGCATTCACAACACGATCTATAAAACAAGTTCTTCTTTTTACGAAAATAATATACTCAAAAATCTGGACAACTCAATTCGGTACGTCACGAGCAATAACAGAGAGACGGGAATTATATTATCAGGTGGTATATTTTCAAAAAAATCTATGTACGATTTCTTTAAACAATAAACAATGAATATAAACAATCAAATAGAATCCGCATTAAATGCCGTAGGTGTATATTGGTTCCCTGCAATTTATGATATATCGGCTCAAAACGGAATTTTGACTGATGCGGATAGTTTTGACACATTCCCATGTTGCTTTCAGGCGTTGGAAGATGAGGTGCAATACATGAATAACGGTGAGG